CGCCGGAGCTGCGCCGGGCGAAGCGCAAAGGGCGAGTCGGGCCTCCTGGGCGGCTCCTCGTGCTGCAGCACCATCGCCACACGCACCACCGCGGCAAACGCCGGGTCGGGCGCATCGCTCAGGAGCACCTTCAGCTCGTCCAGCGCTGCGCCCCATCGATCCATGGCGGATGTCAGGGCGCGGCGCTTGGGCTCGCTGAGCGTGCGCTGCTGAGCCGATCGACGGGCGTTGACGGCTTTCGTCCGTTCCACGACCGCAACTGCCATGTGAGCGGAGCGCGCCGCAGCCATCGCCACGGGCATCGCTTCCACGTCCATTTCCATCATCGTTTCGTCTTCGCCGACCGCCACGTACGACGGCTCGACCTCTTGCCATTCGCCCAGAACAGGCCGGCCATCGGCGCCCAGGCTGTAGGCGATGCGGTAGTAGTCGTCGCCGCAATGGCAGTAGACGAAATAGTCGGTGAACGTCGCGAGCACCCAGCCGTAGCAGTCATAGTGGTCCATCTCGCGCGCGGCCATGCCCGCCTCGGCCATGCGTCCCAGCATGAGCGTGAGCGCTTCATAGCAACCATCGGGATACAGCCCCGCCTCGCCACGCATCGGCGTGGGCTCGCTTGGCAGCGCTTTGACGCGATCGAGCATGGACTTCACGGCGGGCTCATCGGCGACGTCGCTGAGATCCTGCACGCCAATCGTACGCGGCTCGCACGGATCGGGCGTCAGGCTGAACTCGGCCACGGGCCAGACGGTCAGGTTGCCGCTCTTCGTCTTTTCCACGAGATGGGAAACCGCGCCACTGGACCAGCCAAGCACGCCTTTCTTGACCAGTTCCATCACGGCCTCGACGTACTCGCGCGACTTCTCTAGTTGCGCCTCGATCCAGAGCCCGCTCGCGTCAACCTTGGTGGTGCTGATCTGCCCGAGCACCGACTTCCGCGTTGTGCCGTCCATGCCGTGCTCGTACAACACCGGTGGCGTGGCGGTGATGCGGTCGAACCAGAAATCGGTCTCGGGGGTGAAATACTCCCCGACCAGATCGCGTCCACCCCAGACGACGCCGTAGCCGCCGATGACGTAGGAGTCGGCGGTTTCGTCCAATAGTTTCACGGTTTGGCTCATGCCTTAACTCCTATGGGGCGCAGCGGCCCGCGTACAGTTCGGGTGTTGGATGCGGTGCGACCGGTACCAATCGAGGGTTTGCACGGTGCCGTTGACTGCTCTGCACGGCTCATCTATGTCAGCCCCGTCATAGATCAGGACTTTTCCCACGCCCGCCTCGTCATACGCGGCTATTGTGGCGTGAGCCATGGCCTCGGCCATTTCCGTGCGGGCGATCGTGCGGGCGCGCGCCTGGCTGAATCCGAAATCCTCGCGCAATCGCTCGGCCGCTTCAAAGGGATGCTCGCCGAGCTCCAACGACTGCTTGATCACGGCCGTGATGCGCGCCCGCGTCGTCTCGGATATGCCCTTGATGCGCGCGCCCGCGTTGGTCAGCGCCTCGTCGATGTCGGGCCAGTCGAGATTGAACGTCAACGATACGCCCGTCAGCGCCGAGGCATCCGCGACCGCCTCCGGCATGATGCCGTTAATTGCCTTGATGATCGCCCGCTCAATCTCCTGGTTATCGTCGTCGGAGTACAGCGTGTCCACATCCGCCAGCGCCTTGGACTCGGTCAGCATCCGGTCCGCCACCGTGGAGCCGAGACGGTGGAGCGCATCGCCCAGCGTGGTTTCAAGCGCCTGGCTGTGACGATCGCGCGTCCGGATGGCGGGCTCGATGTCCGCGGGGATCGGCTCGGGGTCGGCCTTGAACGTGCGCTGCGGGAGCGAACGCGTGGGAGATGTGGGGCTTATTCCTGCATCACCAATCGTGTTTCGGTTGTATGGCAACACCAGGACATCCCCGCCATGGATCTCGGGCAGCCCGAGCACGCGCTGGCGGTATTCGTTGATCGTGACGGCACCCTGCCCGAAGGCGTCGGCCAACGGCTTGACGGCTGCCTCGCGGGATTCGGCCAGCGCGGCAACCTGGCTGTCGTCAAAGGCGAGCACCAGATCATCCCCGAACTCGGTCGCCAGGTCGTTGGTGAGCTGGTCCCCGTACCGGCGCCAGCGATTGCGGAGCGTCGTCTGCGCGAAGTAGCTCCGCGCCTGCTGCATGTTGCTGTAGGTCGCGCGGTCGAGCCCCGCCTTCAGGCCGACCAGGATCGGCGGCACCCCGTAGGCCGCGGCAACGCGCGTCTCGGCATTGGCGCGCAGCCCAGGAAACTCCAGCTCGCTCAGGTTGAAGCTCAGCTTCTCGATGGTCGTATCCGCGTCCAGCAGTGCCGGCTCCCCACGATGGGCCCCGCCCATCTGACGCATGAACGCCGACTTCAGCACCCGCGCCGTCTTCTCGTCGTTGATCGGAATCTTGGTCTTGATGACCATGGACGGCTGCGCGTAGTTGGCCAGCAACGAGCCGACGAAGGACGTCGCCTCGTTATCGGCGGCGATCTCCCGCGCCAGGACCATCGTCGGGCCCAGCCCCTCCACCATGCCGCCCGTCTCCCCGGCAGGGTCGGGGAAGTTGAACGCCACGACATCCTCACGAGCGATCAGGATTCGCTCGCCTGACCCGGGCAGCGCGTACGACCAGCCGCCCAGCACGCGCTCACCGTCAACGTCACTGGTGGAGTACACCGGTCCGACGCGATCCGGCCGCAATGGCCAGAGCGCAATCGGCATGCCGTTATTGGCCCGCTGCTTCCACAGGAAAGCCCGCCCCGCGAGGTCCATGTGAATCTCGAGGAGCTCCAGCATCTCGTACTCGGTCATCAGCTCATTCGGCCGTCGCACGAGTTGCTGCAGCGGGTGATCCCAGGCCACGGGCTCGCGCTCGCCATCGCGCAGCCGCTGGTAGGCAATCAGCGGCGCCTCGGGCACGGACTGCGCCAGCAGCCGCACGCAGGAATAGACCAGGGCGTTCAGCCCATATGCCTCGCGGGCCAGGTGGAGGAACCGCGCGATGGATGCCGCGGAGGTCCACAGCGCCTTGGACATGTAGGCCGGAACCATGGACGCGGCCAGATCATGGACCGCCTCGCGGGTACGGCTGAAGGCGGCGCGAAGCCAATCGAACAACGCGCCACCTCCACGGATCGCAGGGCACCAAAAAGGCCGAGCTCCCTCGGCGGGAAGACTCGGCCACGCTAGGGATTTATTACCAGATTGAGCGTGCGGCGTGCAAGAGTGTTAGGTTGGTCTACTCGCGACCCAGTCCGGAAACGCGTACTCGTGGTGCGAAAGTAGCTGTACCTCGATCTTGTCGAGGGTGGCGGTTGGAAACCTTGGCAGTCGTCGGAAATTGACTATCCAGACAAACCCGTGCCAGATCTTGATATTTCCTGCGTCCAGCATCATGGCGACACTATCGTCGCCAACAAGGTCCGAAAGGCTTTCCATGGACGGATCATTGATCGGCAACGCGAATCGAAACGAGAGGCCGTCTGCACCCCCGTGCGTTGTGATCCGCTCAATGGTGCTCGGGCTCACCGTAAGCGTAAATTGCGGGTGCCATAGTGTCACCATGACGTCGTCGGAGTGGAGATGGTTCACGAGCTCACCACCGCCAGATCCGCTGTTGTGCTTGGCCAGACGACTCCTACCATGCTCGCCAACCCCTCCTCGCGCCATTTCGCCACCGTCTGTCGCGTGGTGCGAAGCACAGTCGCCACGTGATCCAATTTCATGCCCGCGCCATACTCCAGCATGATCGCAAGCCGCTCGTTCGGCGGCAGCGCCTTTAGGGCGGGCTCGACGTTGGCAATGAGCCGCTGATCGAAGGCGCCCAGGCGCTGCACCAAAACGCGGACGTGCCGCGGATCGTGGTCGGATCGTCCGCCCCGCGTGCGGACCTGCTCGCGCGGATCGGCGTCACAATGCGGGCACTCGCGTCGACCGCAGCCGCCACACGGGACCGCGCGATACCCCGCCCCCGCCATGGCCTCGGCCTCGTCCACCGCGATGGTGCTCTTGAGGTACCAGACGATCTCCTGCTTCCGCCGCTCGAGTAGGTTCACCGCACACCCCGCATGCTAAAGCTTGTCTCCCGACGTTCCGAGTCTCGTTTCCGAGAGGCCCTCCTCGCGTAAGAGCCGCCGTCGCAAGTCGCGACGCTCTGCCGATCGGCCGACCTGGACGGCGAACCAGAGCACACCGAAGGTCACGAATCCGAGTGCGAAGCTGGGCCAGTCCATCACGCCACCTTTCGTAGCTCGTGTCGGCTGAATGTCGAACCGCATCCGCCATGGCCGTCAAACTCGACAAAGTAAATATGCCCAGGGTAACCTGGCACCGAATTGCGCGGACTGACGCGACGAACGACGCCACTCCGAACAGCCACGGTTCCGAGATGGCAGGTGTGGGGACTGTGCAGCCAGCATTGGCATTCGCGCTCAATGACCTCGACGTGATCTCCGACCGCAAGCATTAGGCTTCTTCTTCCTGGGTCATCCACCCAAACGGCAGCGCCACGCCTTGGAGTCCCTGGACTACGTAGCGCAGCGCGTCCAAGCGGTGGAACGTCGCCTTGTCCTTGATCGCTTCCGTTGGCTCGCCCTGTGAGTCGGTTACGCGGCTGTACGTTCCGATCTCGTCCCGGAGCCCCGTGCAGGTGTCGAAGACGTAGAGCTTGAACGTCTTGAACCAGGCGATCACCCGATCGAGTCCCGACTCCACATCGGCAATCGG